TGGAATCAAAACAGGTTCCAGCCAAACTTGGCTATTTCATAAGATAATCTAACCATAAATCCTATAAAAGTTAGCGCACAGAAGAACCATAAAACAATTCTGATGCCTTCCCATAAATCAATAAACCATTCTTTGATTGTCATTTAATGCCATCCATTTGTTAAATGCCGCCTCTGGCGTAGTACCAGAAGCGACTATTGAAAAGTCGGTATAGCAAAACCAATAATTGCCTACCTTTTTAATTTTTGGTTTCATCTCTCTCGCCTGCTTAATACTAGATTGCTTACGCTGACAGGATCCATTGGATTATCAGCAAGCCATTTTAGCAATTCCATATACTCAGCGCATCGTTCTTTAGTAATGACTAAAATAGTTTCTTCGGGATGATCTTTTGAAAGCCAATCTTTCATTAAAAATTCTCAAACTTAATTAAGCGATCTAAATACCAATTTGCCTTGCGCAGATCCTCGATGCCATTTTTATCTTTGTATCGCCACATGTACTTAAAAATGTTTCCACGCAAGAACCCACGAAACTCGTCATGTTCTAGCATCTTTTCCATCGCCAATATGCATTCGTCGCCTTGGTAATGCTTTGGTGCGTGTACTGTATCTGTTGTTGACGTATGAACTGAGTCGCCTGTGAATCCATAATACATCTGCTTTTCTTGTTGTGTAATCATAATAGTGTCATCTCCCAAACTTTCGGCATGATTGTGTGTTGTTGTAAAAACTTTTTGCACATTTTGTTGTTTATCTTTGATGTTGTTACACGTTTTTTACGCATATTTGTTTCTTGCACGCCAATCGATATATTGCAGACTTTGCAAATACCGCTACCGCGTGCAAAAAGTAACACCGGTTTTTCTAAATGGCAGATCTCGCAAAGTCTACTGTTAGCCATTAAAGCAATTTAGGTCGAGTGTTAACAATTGGATCTGGTATGTCACCGACAATGGTAAAGTCTGATGCTTTAAATTCTTCACTGGTTGGCGTGTAAACCATTTTTACTTCATCCATGCCGGTGTAAAAACTTATCATAGTTTCTGCTGTATCAATATGCGACTGCTCATTATAAATATGCGCATCTCCCCACATCCATGTCATGGATCCTACTTTCAATCCAGCGTGATGTGCAAACCACAGAAGCATCGCCCAAGATTGTATCCAGTTGTGCGGTACGCCAAGAAGCATATCTGCACTACGTTGATATGACTTCATGCTCAAACGTCCGTTACGCACGAAGAATTGCACGATTATGCTATGGCAACACGTTGGTGTGTTGGTATTGTTGTTTGCTTTGGTAATATTTGCCATTTCACCAGGATTCCATGTTGTCATTAATAATCTGCGACTGTTTGGATTGTTTTTTAGCGCGTCTTGGATAAATTTTACTTGGTCAAAATTATCGTGTTCATAATATTCTGAGTTAAAAAATATGCTGTGTCTAAGTTGCTGACCATAACCATTAAGCAAAAGGTTTTCAACATCCAGTTGACCATCCCACCAATCAAGCAACTCATCTGGGCAAGTAGCTTTGCCCGACAAAAACCACTCCATCTCGCGCAACGCTTTTTTCCATGCTGTCTTGCGCAGTGTAACTAATGGTGTTGTCGTAAACGTCACATTGGGCAAATTAACATGCGAGTACACTTCATGGTTTCGTGTTGTAACTACATCACCGCCATTTATGATCTCTTTTAAAATACACACATACTTTTTGTTAGCTTCGCTCATTTCTTCTCTCCATTAAGTTGATAAGGGTGACAGGTTAGATTCCATCTGCCTGCAAATTGCAAATTTTTAAATGCAAAATCCTGTCTAACTGCCGCGCTTTCACACGAAGACTTATCTGCAAATTCGATTGTTGATTGTGTAAGCTCACCGTGAGTGGTGACAGCGATAATTAAAATATAAGCTGTTGTACTAATCATTACCTGTACTCCCAAAACCACCCTCGCCACGTTCAGTGCTACTACTGAACTCCTCAACTTCTACAAACTCTGCTCGCACAATAGGGATAAACTTCATTTGAGCAATGCGGTCTTGCGGATTAATCTTGTACACACCAGTACCTGTATTCTTTACTGACACTTTAAGCTCTCCCGTGTAGTCGCTATCAATTAAGCCAACACTATTGCCGAGTTTGATACCATGATTATGCCCAAGACCACTACGAGGTAAGATTACCGCTGCCACTTTATCGTCATTGATGTTGATGGCAATTCCTGTAGGAATCAATGCCGTTTCGCCTAAGTCCAGCTTGATTGACTTGGTGATGTTGGCGCGTAAATCCACAGCCGCTGCACCTGCTGTTTCGTAAGCCGGTAGTATCACTTTTTCGTCTAACTTCTTAATTTCAATTTTCATTTTGTTTCCTTTAGTGCAACGCTTTGCAATAAGCTATCATTGTGTTTGTGCGGATTTGTGTATTCATTTCCGCTGTATTTTCTTGCTGTTAAAAAATCGGTTTCAATTGGCTTATCAAGCACGATGCTTTCCAAATCACTCACAATTGTTATAAGCTCGTCGTGCAGATAATCTGGCATAAACTTTTCAATCATAAAGGCATAAGCCTCTAATGCTGACAGCAGTTTTATGGTGCGGAGTGCTTGTTCTTTATTCATCTTTCAATCCTTTTAAATAATAATGGGCATTCATATACAAATCATTTTCTTCTGATAGTGGTCTACCCATTGACCAAGCAAATAAAACTCTTTCAAGTAGTGAAGTCAGTTCATCAATAACAACATCTTGTTCATTTAGCTTAGTGACTGCATCAATGTAAATAGTTTCTTTACTCATTTTCTACTCCAATACCGTGTTCTTTTTCTATTGCCCTAACAAACTTAAAATATGGATTATTATCAATGTAACCATACTCGTTTAAAAATCCGTAGACAGAACCATCATCATCATTTTCAACATGGTCAAGAGTGAATCCTGCATTGTATCCAATGTTAAAAATTTCATCATCACTCAAAGGTTCACGCTTTAAATCTTTTTCAGCTTGCGCATAGCCTTTTTTGTATTCCTCTAAACGTTGACGCATGGTTAGTTTTTCCTCGCATTGTTTCATAACACCCACCAATCCTCAGAAATAAATAAGTAAACACAAATCGCAAACCAAATAACTATCACAGCCACCATACCCAGTATAAAATCAACCACGCTTACCTCTCAATTGCATTTAGAGCTGCCGCAACATAAACAGACTTTGCAGTTGTCCATCATTACTGTAGCTTTCGTATTACACTCAACACACATGGTTGCATTAGCAGGGTATCCAGTTTCTTCACTTCCCATTACTTCTTCACGCTTTGCTTTGATAAACTTTTCCATGTGTTCATCCACTTCAACTTTAATAACACCTATGCTTATTAAATGTTGCTCGATAACTGTTCCTATTTCTGCTACGAGCGATGGCATATACACACCGCCTTTTTTGTAATAACCACCCTTTGGGTCAAAGACATTCTTGAGTTCTTCAACTAAAAACGTACTGTCACCACCTTTGCGCCACACTGCGGACACTAAGCGTGTTAATGCAAGCACCCACTGAAAGTGTTCCATGTTCTTTGAGTTAATAAACATCTCATACGGGTGACGCTCGTCACCGTTAAGCACCATATCGTTAATCGTAATATACAGAGCGTGTTCGCTTTGTGGCGTTTTTACTTTATACGTTGTACCCGTCAAATGCGGTGGTCGAGGAAAATTCTCGTGTATCATCTCAAACACTACTTTTTCTTCTGTCTTATCAACTACTTTGTAGCCAACAATCTTTTGATCTATTTTTAACATAAAGTCATCTCCCACCGTTTTGGCACAATCATGTGTGTTTTTAAAAAATCTCTAAAGTTCTGGTTTTTGCGTCTGCCAATACTTGGTTTTTTTACCTGTTCAACATCAATCTTTTTTAAATTTCTGCACTGGCGTGCAAAGTCTTCTTTTTTATAAAACCAGTACGACATCCCACCGACATTTCTTCTGATCCTTTTTTCTTTGCGCATTTTTAGTGACACATATCGATACTCAAGCTGGTTATCAATGCAGTAATCCATCACCGTTGTTTCGTCATCACCAAAATGGATAACGCGCAGATTGCTCAAACTCAAATTTTTTATATTGCCATCGACATACTCGCAAGTATCGCCATCGTCTGGCCAATACCCATGCGACATGTAAATCGCAATTTTCCATGCTGGATAAGTGCAATTAATTTCACCTCTCCGAAATGAAATTGTTGCGTGCTTGTTTTTATTTGCAAACTTAGCTGGCGAATCAGATTCACCACGATAAAAATTTCCAGTTTTTGCACTGTATCGCACAATCTGCTTAATAATCTGCAACTCTTTGTGATCCATCATCTACTCCACTTACTACGTCAAAAAATCTTAATCTTTCTGCTGCATTTAGCCTAGAAAGAGCCTTGTATAATTTTCTGGTTTCACCATTGTGCTGGCGAATAAGTCGCTTGCAACGTACCTCAAATTGCTTTTGATTCAACTCATGCACCAAACCCAAGGTGAATACTTCACTCGTAAACTTGTCGCGCAAGAATGGCGACAGGTTGATAAATATCTGACTAATGTTCATCGTTTATGCTTCACTACGTTAAAAATAGGGCGTTGTTCTTTGCACTTGTCACATTCACGATACCCACGACTTTGATACACTCTCCAATGGTCATGCTTGCATTCACTCTGTACTGGCGTTAATGCTTCAATCGGTTTTACTAATGGTATATCCATATTCCCGCCAAGATTAATCCCAAAACAAAGAAAATAAGTGCCGCTGCGTCATCAATTCCCATCAGCGTACTCCACCAAAAAACAGACGATCATAACCACAATGCCTGTCCAAAAAATTAATTCGCCCATTGTTCCTCCTCCTCTAATGCACGAAGCATTAATTTTAATTGCTGGATCTCTTTTAAAAGGTCTAATTTAACCTTTTTGATTTCCTTTTTGTTTTTTTGAGCCATTTGCAGGCGATTGTAAACTTCATCTTTTGTCATCTCGTCACCATCTCCCCACGAACATTACGTTCCATCTCGTAAACACTGTAAATTTTTCCATCGTGAATAATAAATTCACCAATACTGGTTTTAATAACCTCATGGTAATGACGATGCATAGTTGCCACAGCAACAAATCCAACCAAACCACCAGCTAAAAATGATGCGATTAAGCACCAAATAATTGCGTTGTCTTTCATTCTATTACTCCCGTTGCGCTGTCATTGCAGACAGCTGTGATAATCCGAGTTGGGCGTTTGCTCATTTGGTAAGCACCAACAGCAAACTGCCATTCCTGTTGCGCATTGGCGCATGCTTGGCGCGTGTCATATGGAATTGCCGTTGTAGTGTAGGCAATACGTTCAACTTGCGTTGTATGGCCTTTCTTGTCGATGGTGGTATCGACTGTAAGAAAACTTAAAGTTAAAACCAATGTTGCGCTCATCGTCTTATGCCTCGAATTGTGTTGTTTGTTGTAGGATTTCCAACTCAGCACGGATCTGTTTGCTGACTGTTTCAATGAACGCATCCTGTTCTTCCTTGTCTGGAATGGCATTAGCAATGAAACTTAAACCACGCACAATCTCTGTGCAAACCAACGCAACATTGTGTGCTGGATCTTTTGAGTTGATTGCTTCTGCAATCATTTGGTTTATTGGGTTCATCATCTCATTGCCTTTTTCAAAATTTTACGGAGTCTTGTGTTTTCTTCCATTGCTTTGGAATGGAGTTTTGCCATTGCTAAAAAAAGCGCAAGCATAACCAAATAGGCGACATCCGAGTCGTCTAGGAATTTTATAAAGTCTATCATTTTGTTAACCTCAAAAAATGCCACTTGTCTTAGCGGCTAGGTAGGAGTATTCGTTAAATCAGATCACGCAATTTGTAATCTGAGTGGAAATTATCAATGGTGGTAGCACCACGATAAATCTCAATAAAATTGTCGTCGATATGTTCTTCGACAATTTGAAGTAATCTTTGTGATGGCTTATTAACTGGATCACCATCTTCATCAAAGATGGCAATATTTTCAATGTCAATTTCTCTTTCATCCTCAGCTTCGTGATGAAATGTAGCTTCTCTAAAGCTACCAGTTATTAACACTTTGACCTCAGCGGTCAATTCATAATTGTCATGCGTGACAATTTGGAAAGTGATTTGTTCATACATAACACACCTCCTAAAATTGAGCCACAACAACCCACCCCTTACGAGGTGTTTTGCGGCACACTAAGAATGCTGTGCCGATTTGGTCATCAAACTGCGATGCCCAGTCAGCACAATCCTGTGCTTTTTGGTTTGCATCAGCGCGTTTAGAAGCAATGAAATCACTTCCACCAATTAAACCGTTAGAGATAAATTCCCCTTTAACGGCAATTGAGCCTAGGTGATTCCAACCACCCATGTTTGATACTGCAATTTTAAATTTTTTCATAATTTTTACTCCTAAAGTTGGGCGAACTGGGCGCATATTTACGCCCAGTTTTTTTTGTTATTTATTTTGCTTTTAAAGCTGCTTCTTTCAATGCGCAGTCGTCTGTCAAACCTTCTAGGTGGCAACCAATGCCACCCCATTGAATAAAACCAAATTGATCAATGGTTCCAATGATGCCGTCTAATTTGAATTTTTTCATGTCGTTTACTCCGTAAATTATTTATTATTGTTTCGCCTTCTTGAAAGCGTGGTTAAATAATATCATACCTGTTCACGAAGTAAACATTAAAATGTTAATTTTTTACAATAAATTGTTCTATTTGTTCCTTAGCATGTAAAAACCCTTTACCAACAATGACTTGGTAGCCTACGCTTTCAAGATAAGCAATAATATTTTTTTGATCTGGACTGACAACACCGCCTTTGGTGCGTTTCATTTCCACCCAAAGTTTCCATGCAGGAATAAACAAGTCTGGTATTCCTGCCACTGTTCCTTCTACTTTCAACGCAGCAGCCGCTGATTTGCTACGATGACCGCCATTTGGAATTGAATGAATAAGAACGCCAGGGTATGTGCGTCTAACCCACTGTACAAGCAATGCTTGTTCGTGATGCTCGGATGGGATTTTTTCTTTAACAATAGTCATCAGAATGGCAACTCCTCAATGTAGTTAGGGCAATTGTCTTGCGTATTCACAAAATCCTCTGGCGGATTCATATTATATTTTGAGCAAAACATCGTTTTTTTAGTGTAAAAGTCACAGGTATGACAGCACTTTGGTGGTGGCAATGCCTTCAATCTTTTATATTCAACTAGAAAATCTGGTTCTTTATACATCCCAACTCCGATTTATTACGCGATAAAATTTACCATCTTTGGTGTACTCTATTATTGATGGTGGATTAGCTGCATTTAATACATTTGAAAAATCCATCACTTCATGACAACTATAAATTTTTTCACAATTGCTTTTATTAGCTATATGAAACAATAAATCATACGCTTTGCTTCCCGCGTAACCTTCATGAGTTATACACAAATACTCTGTAACTGGTATATCAGATAAAGCACCGTAATAGGTCACAGCAAGCATATCTTTTCCAGATGCCTTAGATGTATGCTTTCGCCAATTCCAGCTTGTCACTTCCATTTCTGAGCCTTCAATACCCATGATGTCATCGTTTCTAAGTTTTAATGGCAATGATGCTTCTTCTGGCTCTGGAAATTTATAGCCGCACGCTGGACAAACTTTAGTTGATATAGCAACTAATTCAGCACACTCATCGCATGCTTTAACGGGTGCCTCTCCTTTGCCTTCTTCTTTTTTATTGGGCGGTTTTACATTTGTAATAGGTCCATGCGTTTCAACCACGCCAGCAAAATCTAGCACTAAACAATGATCTGTGTGTGACTTTGGACGCATACCACGTCCAGCCATCTGAACATAAAGACTAGCAGACATCGTTGGGCGAAGCATTGCAATCAAGTCAATATCTGGATAATCAAACCCGGTTGTCAACACATTGGCGTTGGTTAACGCTTTAATTTTACCGGATTTGTAATCAGCAATAATTCTATCGCGTTGCGCTTGTGGCGTTTTACCAGTAACGCATTCTGCTGTGATGCCTTTACTAATTAGCATATCTTTTACATGCTCGGCATGATCAATACCAGAACAAAAAAACAACCAGGCTTTTCTATCGCCAGCAAGCCTAATCACTTCACTCACAACGTCTTTATTTTTATCATCAGTATCAACAGCAGCTTGCAATTCTGACTCAATAAATTCACCGCCACGTTTATGCACTTCACTGGTATCAAGTTTTGTTTTTGTCACTTTAGATCTTAAAGTGCATAAAAAACCTTTGCTGATTAAATACTCAATAGTGACTGGCATCAACATGTCATCAAACAACGCTGGCTTGTCTGTAATCAAACCGTGATTCAAACGATATGGCGTTGCAGTCAATCCAATCACGCGCAATTGTGGATTGATTACACTCAAATCTGATAATAAATTACGATAACCACCTTCATTTTTATGCGACACCAAATGACACTCATCAATGATGACTAAATCAATATGTCCAAGTTGGTGCGCTTTATCTCGAACAGATTGAATGCCAGCAAATGTAATTGGTTCGCCAAGTTGTTTTTTCTTTAGGCTTGATGAATAAATACCCAGTGGTGCATTTTGCCAATGCTCTCGCATTTTTTCAGCATTTTGTGCAATCAATTCTTTAACGTGCGTGAGCATTAACACTTTAGTTTCTGGCCATTGTTGAAGTGCATCTTTGCAAAGTGCGGCAACAATATGACTTTTGCCGGATCCTGTTGGTAGCACCATGCAAGGATTTCCTTTATGACCAGCATTAAACCAGTTGTACAGTTCATCTATAGATCGTTGTTGGTAATCTCTGAGTTTCATCCTACTATCTTCCCGTCAAATATATTTCTAAGATCAGCAATAAAAGTATCGTTACTAATGCACGCTTGTGGGTTTGCCACTATCTCTGATGACTTATAACCATTTTCACCATTGATCACGTCTACACCATTAATTACATAAACCGCATGATTGCCGTCTGGTGAATCTTTGCGTTGATAAGGTACAAGGTCTGGATGTAACACATGCGCGTCACAGCCAACTTGTTGAAATTCTACTGGTATAGCATCCGCGTCATGGCGTTCACATCGCCAAGTGCTGTCATCCATCGCAGTTGAATGCGCACAGGTTCGGCAGTTAACGTGTTTGGTTATTTTTGTTTTGTGGCAAAACTCATGCGCTGCACAAAATTTGCATTCGTACCAGCTCGGATCTGAACTAAGTGGTTCTGGCATGCGCTCTGACTTAACAATCCTGTGACCACGACTAATATATTTTTCAGCTATTTCTGGCACAAATTTGACTCGCTCTGTGTAAATACGATCATCGTTTTTACAGACAGCATAATAAAGCGCACGGTCAATACCAGATCCTTGCATATACACTTGCATTTGAATGTAGTGCATCGGCTTAGACTTTTCTACGCCATGTTTGACTAGATCATCAAACGATTTTAAAGAGTGTGTCTTGGCCTCTAAAATGTGTTTTTTGCTTGGTGCTTCTGGTACGCCAGAAAATATAATGCCATCAAGCGATCCAGATACATGACATCCAAAATCAACACGCGATTGATGCTCAGATGTATTGCCAATATGAATGCCAATAGATCTTAAATCTGACACAATGGTGACTTCCTCCAAGTGTCCGCGTCTAAACAATCTTAACAGTCTACCTTCAAATTCTTCTTGCACTGCCCATCTAAATGATAGCCACAGCCATCGGTCACAAGAATGACCAAGCATAGATCCGCCCATGTGTGGTCTTGGCTTTTCTTTTCTGTCCTGATGCGCTTTATCTACTAGCACGGATATAGAGTGATTTGATTCTGGAATTAACATAAATACTCCGAAGAAAAAGGGCGTGTGTTAAACGCCCTTATTTTGTTACTTATTTAGTTGCCCAAGGTGGTGGTGCTTTGCCATCTGCTGGTGGTATTGATGTTGCCGTTGGCGCAAGTGCAATGCCATTGCCAGATGTTTTAAACCCATTTACGCTGTTTGATGCTTCATAATTGCCATTAGCTGGCGTGATTTTAATTTTGATAGACAATGTTCCACCAATTAATTGGTCGGTATCTGATACTTTAGATAAACCAATCGCACGCATGATTTCACCAAGTTGTTGGCGACCAATTTCTTCTGCTTGAGGATTTGGGTTTTTAATGTTAATCATGCCAAACACAATACGTCCTTGATGTGTTGGACCAACAATAGTGTATTTAACATTAATATACTGACCATTACCTGCTTTTGTTGTTTTAATTTCAGCACCAGAAATAGTTGCTGTGTACCAACCTTCTGGTACTAATTCATAACTATTAGTTGATACTGGTAAATCTTCTACGCTAAATGTTTGTTCTAAAAATGCCATGACTTATTCCTCAATTGTGATTTTATATGATGGTCTACCAGGTTTTGATGTAACAGCACCAAGTAAAACATTCGTTATTTCGGGTGAGCATCTTTTCCACGCTGTCATGTTAATAGCAGGTGTCCATCTAAATAAAGCCGATAGATGCTCAGATAATCCATTTTCTGCCGCAATTTCTTGTAGCATTTCTGAATTAACTTTTCTGTCAATTCGTCCAGTAACTTTGATAACAAAATTACCACTTTTTTTTGTTTCAACGCCTTCGAGCGTTTCCTGTATCTTCATCAAAGAAGATATTT